TGTATTATGGTAGACGACCCATCGCAACTGTACGTTACAGACGATTTCATCATTACTCACAATACGACCTTGGGAATCCTTTATATGACCTGGCTTATGGGGCGCAACCCGGATATGCCGTCGTTGGCCTCGGCCTATGCGGATAAATTGTGCCGCAGTTTCTACGACGGAGCAATATCGTTTATAAAAGACCCGGAATACAAATTTAACGAGATTTTTCCCAACTCCCCGTTGGCCGTTACCAATGCAAAGGACGAAACAATCGACCTTGCGCGTCAGCACCGCTTTAAAACGCTTACTTGCCGTTCTATCGATGGCGGCCTTACCGGTGCTACACGATGCGAAAGCCTCCTGTATGCTGATGACATGGTTTCCGGTTCAGAAGAAGCCTTGAACCGTGACCGCATGGATACGTTGTGGACGAAATTCACGAATGATCTGATGTCCAGAATGAAAGAGAACTGTAAAATGCTCGTCATAGGCACGCGATGGAGCCTCTGGGATCCCCTCGGAAGGCTGGAAGCTCAATACGAGAGCGATCCGAAGGCTAAATTTGTGAAAATTCCAGCTCTTAATATTGATGGCCATTCCAACTTTGAGTACAAGTATGGTGTAGGCTTCTCAACGAAGCATTTCAAGATGCTCAAAGACAGCATGGACGATATTTCGTGGCGCTCCATCTATCAACAGGAGCCGATTGAGCGTGAAGGCGTCCTTTACCATGAAGATGACCTAATGTATTACAACGGGATTCTTCCAGAAGGCAGACCGGACGCATATTTGGCGGTATGCGATAGCAAAGGACAGGGCAGAGACTACGTTTCGGCACCGTGCGGCCTCGTATATGGCGATCTTGTCTATATCTCGGCGTGGGTTTTTAACAACGGATTGCCAGAGATCACAAAGCCCCTTGTAGCGCGAATGTGCGTCGATCAAAAGGTATCGCGCCTTGACGTGGAAATGAACAATGGCGGTGATTATTACGCCGACGATGTAGATAAGCAGATTCAAACGCTCGGCGGTCATACTTCCATCCGCAAGTTTTTCACTTCCACCAACAAAATTGCAAAGATCGTTACCGAAAGCGATTATGTGAAAAAGCACTTCGTTTTTCTGGATAAGGAACATCAGAGCCGCGAATACAAAGAGGCCATGCGGAACACGTTTGGATTCACGGTTACTGGAAAATCGAAGCACGACGATGCTCCGGATTCACTTGCCATGCTGTCAGAGCTTGTAAAAGGCCTCTCTGGTGGTCAGGTTAATGTAATCCAGCGCCCATTCTAAAAATAAATGTGGTATTTTCACAACCTATATGTTGTGCAGCATCTTGTATTCAGCAACAGCATGTAGTAGAATTTAATGTAGAGGAAAAAAAGGAGGGGCCAAGCCGATGGATATTTTTAATACATTTCCAATAGGCCCCGACTATCGCTTTATGGGGCGAGAAACAATATACACGTCCCGTACAAGAGAGCAGATTAACCAGCAAACGATTCCAGATATTCTTAATGGCGCGATGCAGCGCCATCTAAAGAATTACCGCGAATCAGTCTACCTGAAAAATTATCTGCGCGGAGATCATCCGATCCTTCAGCGCGCGAAAACCGTTCGGCCTGATGTAAACAACCGAATTGTGATCAACAACGCGCAGACCATCGTCCGCAACGGGAACGGTTATTTTCTCGGAGAGCCGATTCAGTTCACCGCGAAAAAAGAAGCCGATTCTGATTCCGTACAAAAACTAAACGACTATATGGATTCCGAAGATAAGTCCTGCGAGGATATGAATGTAGGGGATGATGCGGCAATTACCGGCAGAGGGTTTCGGCTGACCGCGACTGACAAACCGGCAGACGTTGACGAGGCACCGTTCGAGATTCCGACGCTGGAATCTGAATCAACCGAAGTCATTTACTCCACAAGTGCCGGGCACAAGCCGCTTTTAGCTTTCACCCATGCACCGATTCTTGACGACAATGGAAATACATCTGGAACCGAATACACAGTATATGATGATACTTACCAGTACATATATTCTGTCAAGGGCGGTCTTGGATCGCAGATCAAAAGCGCCGATCTTGTGGAGCCTCCGAAAGCGCATTTTCTCGGTGATGTACCGATTGTAGAGTATGCCAACAATGCCTTTCGGCTGGGCGACTTTGAATCGGTCATAACGATTCTCGATGCTGTTGACAAGATGTCATCCGACCGCGTAAACGATGTGGAACAGATCGTCAACGCCATTCTAATATTTCAGGGCCTGCACCTGAAAACGAAAGATGAAACCAAAGACGGAATTTCCGACGCCGACAAACTGAAAGAGAGCAAGACGCTTGAATTCCCGGACGACGGCACAGGTAGCGGAAATAAAAAGGTCTACTACGTTTCCTCCAACCTTGACCAGTCGCAGGCGGAAACATTGCAGAAAACGTTGATGGATTATGTCTACGCCATCACAGGAATTCCAGACCGGAACGCTCGCGCAGGCGGAGGGCAGGACACCGGAGACGCCGTTTATCTCCGCGACGGTTATCAGGCGTTGGAAGTCGTTGCCCGCGTGAAAGAGCGGTACTTCCGCAAGGCGGAGCGCAGGACGCTTCGGATGGTCTGCCAGATACTTCGGCGGTTCGACAATATCGACCTCCGCCCGATGGACATTGACATTAAGTTCATCCGAAATCGCACCGACAATCTGCTGAACAAGTCCAATGCGTTTGCAACTTTTATGGGTACAAAGCAAATTGCTCCACAAGATGGGGTTGCGCTAATCGGCATTACGAACGATCCGAAAAGCATGGCACAGCGCGGAAAAAAATATTGGGACGCGCAGGCCAAAGAAGCGGCATCAACAGCGAAAGTCCAAAACGCTCCTTCAGAGGATGACAATTTGGAAGGAGATGGACCAGACGCAAATGCGCAATCAGATGATAAACAGCCGAACAACAACGCAGCAGAAAAGGCCACTGGTTAAAATAAGGTGTTGGAACTGTAACAGGCTTTTAGGCTTTTTGCCAGAAGGCTCTCCATATAGAATCAAATGCCCAAAATGTAAAGAAATGAACATAAAAGGAGCAGATAAATGAAAGGCGAACAGACAAACACATGCCACCCTGCAACTGGTATTGAGTGCTTAACAATTGCATTTATCGTTTTGAAACTGTGTCATGTTATTTCGTGGTCTTGGTGGTGGGTCCTGGCTCCTGCATGGATTCCAGCCGCTATTGCCTTAGTATGCGGTTTGGTAATGTTAATTGCGGCCAAAGCCGAAAAGTAAATAAGAGTTTTTTAGAGTGCCAAGTACGATTTAGAGCACCGATTCAGTCCACAAGGGCTGTTTTGGTGCTCTTTTCTTTTATGCTGGGATAGCTCAATTGGCAGAGCATCGGTTTTGTAATCCGAAGGCTTTCAGTTCAAGTCTGAACTCCAGCTCCAGAGTAGATACAGACCTACTATAAAAAGGTGCCGCTGCGAGCAATGGCACGTTCGCAATAATTGCTCAATATATGGCCTTGATGCAATTGAAGCATAGCCGGCCCCAACCCGGCTCATGAGAGTGCAAGCCTTTCAGGCCATGCCACGAGCAAGTCAAAGGGCTTCTGCTTGACAACAAAAGGGTTGGCATAGCGTCCAACAAACCCTTTCCTTATAAAATTTACGGGGTGATTCTTTGAATGTAATCCGGATAACGCTTCCGAGGGAACTGAATTCCCTTGACATTTATCCGTGTGGCGACTGGCATATAGGCGACAAAAGCTGCGACATGGAATTTGTTAAGGAAACCATTTCTAAAATATCCGGTCAGGAAAATGCCTATTGTGTTCTAAATGGCGACCTTATGAACAATTGCACGAAGAACAGCATTTCGGATAGTTATGCGGAACGTATGCCTCCGATGAAACAATTAAAGCTGGCTTTGTCGCTCCTATCACCTATTAGGAGAAAAATCCTTTCGATTGAAGATGGCAATCACGAGCGGAGAAGTTATCGGGAAGATGGAATCGACCTTTCCAGAATTATAGCCCGTGAACTTGGAATTGAAGATAGATACTCTCAGGGAGGAAACCTGATCTTTCTCCGCTTTGGGGAATCTCACAGAGGCCACAAGGAATCCAATGGGAGCGGGAAAATCCGGCAAATGTGCTACACAATTTATGCGGCACACGGTTCCGGAGGGGGACGAAAAGAAGGTTCAAAGGTTGTTCGCGTAGCAGACATGGCAAGCATTGTAGACGCCGACATTTACATTCATGGACATTCCCATTTGCCGTTTGTTTTGAAGGAATCGTTTTTTCGCACAGATATTCAAAACAGTTCGGTACATCCGGTTACAAAACTATTTATCAACACTTCTGCGGCTCTGGATTACGGAGGGTATTCCGAATCTGGAGAATACAAGCCAAACAGCAAAGATGTGCCGGTCATCCATCTTGATGGTACACGCAAGTTCATGACTGCGACACTTTGAAATATCGAAATTTTTATTACACGGCGGGCTTCCAGCGAGTACGACTTACGAGGAAGAAAGCTGAAGGAACGGCGCGGAGTATGGAGGAAAAAGTATGCACAAAGAAGTTTGGAATTGGAAACCAATTAGCCGCTATGCCTTTCGCTTTGACGGTGGAGGCGCAGAGAGCGCTCCTGCTGAAACTGATGGAACTACACCTTCCGCGCCTAAAAGTGCGCCACAGGGCACCACAGACGGCAACGGAAGCACTCCCTCAAGTGCCTCTCAGGCAACGCCTTCCCAGGCAGAAGAAAAGCCTTTCAAAACTTTTGCATCGGAGGCAGATTACCAAAAAGAAGTTGACTTTAAAGTCCAGCAGGCGCTGAAAACTCATGAGGAAAAACTTAAAGGGAAACTCACGCCTGAAATTCGCAAGCAGCTTGAAAAAGAAGCTAACATGACAGCAGAGCAGAAGTATCAGGAACAGCTCAAACAGCTTGAGGATGAAAAGAAGTCCGTTGCCAAAGAAAAGGTTCGTGTGAAAGTAGAGTCTCTGTTCTCATCTAAAGGCATTTCAGAAGAAGACAGGCAGCCCATGCTGGACGCAGTTGTTGATGATGATGAGGAAGAATCTACGAAACGTGCAAAAGCTCTAATCGCCTCTATTGAAAATGCCGCGAATGAGAAAGTCAAAGCACAAATGGCCAAGGTTAAGGTCCCAAACTCTGGTAAGGAAACGCATGGGCAGAAGTCAAATGAAAACATTGGAAAACTCTTAGGGCACCAGCTCTCAGAAGCGAGAAAAAGTGCATCTAAAGCTATTGATTATTACACCGTTGGAGGTAATCGCAAATGAGATACAAAGAAATTACTGCGACCGCGCCGAAGGAAATCCTTGCGAACGACCACTTCGTTGCGGTCCCTTATACTGTACCCGCCGCTGGAGTAGAGACAAATACGGATGGCTATAAAATTGTTCCTGCCGGCACGATTCTGCCTGCAAACGATGCTACGGCAGTCGGGGTCCTGCTTCATGACACAGATGTTACAGACGGTGACCGGACAGATGCTATTGTGGTTCACGGATTTATCAAGTCGTCTGCGCTTCCCACGGCTCCGTCCGCTGCGGCCAAAGCTGCGCTTCCGCTTGTAAAATTTGTTGGGAATTCTACGCAGCCAGACTATACATCGTTTGTCACCACAGGCACGTAATTGAGGAGGAATATATACCATGAAACTTTCTGATTTTTATACTGCACGAGCCGTTGCCGACAATTGGTCGGAAGTTTACTCCAACGAAATCCCGTATATCGGCCCTTCGCTGTTCACTCCGCGCAAAAAGTCCGGCCTTTCCGTTGCATGGCTGAAAGGCTCTAAGGGCCTTCCGGTTTCGCTGATGCCTTCTGCGTTTGACGCAAAGCCCGCGTTCCGCGACCGTATCGGCGTCTCCAAAGTCGAAACGGAACTTGCGTTCTTCCGTGAATCCATGCTTGTCAAAGAAAAAGACGAGCAGGACATTATGGAACTCGAAAACAAGGGCGCAGATGATCCTTATTTGCAGGATATTCTTCGCCGAATTTTCGATGATACCGGCACGCTTCGCGATGGCGCTATGGTAGTTCCGGAACGCATGGCATTCCAGCTTCTTGCCCCGGCTTCCGGCGACGCAAAGATTCATATTGCCGCGAACGGCGTCGTGTACGACTACAACTACGACCCGCACGGAACATGGAAAGCCAACAACTATTCCGCACTAACCGGCGAAGATTTGTGGTCTGCGCCGACGACTTCTAAGCCGCTCAACGATTTCCGCACTGTTACCCGCAAGGCACTCGCGCTGAACGGCACCCGGCTCACGAGGGCGATTATGTCGCAGGCGACATTCGACTATCTGCTGGAAAATGAGCAGATCAAGTCCGCAATCCTCGCGCAGAACGCGACGGCAAACATCTTCCTTGATGATTCTCTGCTTGCCACGTTTATCAAGCTGAAATCCGGGCTGACGCTGATCGTGTATGAGAAGCTCTACAAAGACGAGGCTGGGGAATCCCATTCGTTCTATCCGGACGGCTATGTTACATTCCTCCCGGACGAACCGGTAGGGACAATGTGGTATGGTGTTACCCCGGAGGAACGTTCCGCACGCCAGGC